GCCTTTAGCGAGTCCATAGATTGAGCTATACCATCCCCACTTTTTTCCGAATTGAGTTCTTGCGCTAAAGTCGCTTGTTCGTTCGCGCTCATCGTCTTGAGTTCCCTCTCTAAATAATTTAGGGTAGCGCTTAACAACTCGCTTCCTAAAGTCCAAAAAAAAACCGAAGCGGAAATAGCTACGTCCATTGGCGCGTACTTCATTAGTTCTGCGTATTCTCCCGCTCCTGTATATTCTATTATTTCGTATTTATCTTTATTCCGTATTTTAATAGGCCTATACATTACCGCCATTGCTTTGTGGAAATCGTCCCACTTCGCTAAGTAGTTATCTAAGTCCACGTATTCGCCGAAACTTATATTCTCTAGGTCGGTTATGAATCCGAACTCAACGTCTTTAATCTTAAAAGTTGGTTTGAACTTTGGTTTTTCCGCAAATATATTCTTAAAGTGTATGATTAGTTCGTTAACGCTTGTTAGTTTCATTTTAACAACTTCCTTTAACTGAATACCGCAAAAGATTTCAATCATTTTTTGAGCTATAAATTCTTCGTCGTTGGACGATTGTTGCAACTTTAGGAACTTTTGATAGTTGACTAAAGGTATTTCGTTAATTGAACTTGGAACGTCTATTTCTAACTTCATATTTATTAAACTATTTATTCGTGTTTTTGTAATTCACAACGTACTCGTGTGCCTTAATTAGCATATCGAAGTGAGCCGTAAACCGCGCCATATTGTTAAATACTATTTGAACTCGTTTGCCTGTACGCTCGTGAATGTATTGCTCAACACGGCTAATCATTACTTGCATATCGTTCGTTTTATCGTATTGCATAACTTCCGTAGTTTGAGCCTATCCCGAGCGTTTCCATTTCGTGGTATCGAAACGCGTCTATAGCGTGATTGTTAAAATCTATTGGCTTATTTAGTCGGTTGCCTTGCTTGTCCGTGTCCCAAACGTACGCGCGTAATTCTTTGATTAAATTACCGCTGTTCGAAGTAACTAAGTAATCGTTACGCTGAATAACATCTATTCCGTAGTTTATTGAATCCTTACCCTTTGTTACTCCTTTAATCGTTACCCCGAAGCGTTTTATTTCGTCTATACTTTTGGGTTCGGAAGAATCCGCATATACGGGTACGTGTTTTGGTAGAAGTTTCGCGATGTCGCTATTTAGTAACCCCGTTTGGTACACTAATTCGTTTACTATTCGTTGGCCGTTGTAATTGTATATTTCTATTATCGCAGTCGGGTCGTTCGTATAACCAAAGTCCAACCCTATCCCTAACAACTTCGCTTCCTTGGGTATGGTGTCAATAGTTTTCCAATTACTGAACACAACCCCTTCTAACATTCCCAATTGACCTTCCCCGTAAACCTTCCACCAATTCGCCCAATAACTAGACGTCTTCGCCTTTTCTTTGTTCTTTTCGATTTGGTCTATAATGCTTTGGTCTAATGCTTCGTTATCTTTGTACGTTAAAATAAGGAAGTCCGAGTCGGGTTCGTCTTTAAGTTCCTTATGTACCCAAAATTCGTTAGACGGGTTGAAATCTAAATAAACTTCCTTCCGTGTTCGTATAGCAAGTTCGTTGTAAGCGTCAAACGTTACATTATTACATTCGTTAATATAAAGAATGTCGCGCCTTGCACCCCTTAACTTACTTGAATCGTCTGCGGAAAAGAATTCGATTACCGAACCATTGGCGAACTCATAACGAAGTAAAGATTTGTTAAACCTATCCTCAAAGAATCTACCCGTCCATTTCATTATCTTTAAGAAGTCCTTTAACGCACCCCGTCTTAAATGTGGTATTGTTTCCGCAACTACGCTTATTTCTATTCCGTGTATTGATAGCGCCTTGTTTATTAGCACCGCCAAAATTGAATACGTCTTGGAAGCACTCGTGCCACCCTGAATAATCTTAACGCGGTTTTTAAGTCCGAGTACCTTATTCGTTGCGGTTGTCCTCTTGAACATCGGGGAATAAAGGAATTTCGATATTTGTTTGTTCGATTTGCTGAACGGGTGCGCCGTAACCGCTATCCATTAACGCTTTGTACGCGTTTACATCGCCCTCACGCGCTTTTTTAATTAGCGCCAAGGTCATTAAGTCTTCTTGGCTCATTGTTTCGTTCTCGCCTGTAATTGGATTCTTTAATGATTGATTAACTTCTAACCAACGTCTCGCGATTGTACTTCGGTTCTTACTTCCTTTCGGTCTTCCTGCGGGGTTTCCACTTTCGCCTTTCTTAAATGGTATTAAATCTTCTTTGCTCATTCTGTTTTTGTTCTGTTATTTTAATTCAACTCCATTACGTTTAATAACTAAACTCGGGTCAAGTTTTTTCATTCGGTCTATAATAACTTGGCAATACTTCGGGTCTAATTCAATTCCGTAGCACTTGCGTTTAAGTTGGTGCGCTGCAACCATTGTAGAGCCCGAGCCTGTAAAGGGTTCTAATATAAGTTTATTTTCTTTATTTATGTTTAACGCCTTACTAACTAATTCAACAGGAAAACAAGCCTTGTGATTTTGTATTGAGCTGTTATTGTTTGAAACTTCCCAAAAATTAGATATTGTTTCGGCCTCTTTATTTATGTGTACTTTATTACCTTTAGTGGTATATAAAAATATAAATTCAATTATTCTCGTGAATCCATATTTAACAGGCATTGCAGAACTTTTTTTCCAAATAATTGTTTCTTGTAAATAATCTTTAAATTGATATGTATTTTCAATCCATTCACTTCTTGAATTTGCATTGTATCCTATATTCCAAAATATCCAACCGTCAGTGTTTAATATGCAATTATTTAAAACAGAACTTAAAAATTCAACAAATTGTTTTGATGATTTATTATCCGTTTCGTTATTTTCGTAAAAAGGTGTTGATTTTACTTTGCCTTTTTCATAACTAATCATATTCATATTTGCGTTGTACGGCGGGCTTGTAAATACCATATCCGCTTTTTGTCCGTTCATTAATTTATCAACTGAATCGCTATCCGTACTATCCCCACAAAGCAAACGATGTTCGCCTATTTCAAATAAATCTCCTAATACTATATCCGTGTTTATTTCGTTTGGTATTTCGTAGTTATCTTCTTCTGCTTCTAATTCCTCAACGCTTAAATCCAAAGGTAAATCTAAACCCCATTCTTCAAGTTTATCTACTTCCCATTCGTTTGCTAAATTATCCCAATCCCACTCCCCGAAGCCCACGTTATCTTTGATTAGAAACTCGGCTTTTTGTTCTTCCGTCCATTCGTCTGCTAAGATTATCGGTATTTCTTTTAACCCTATCTCTTTGCAGGCTTTTAAGCGCATATTACCACCTAATACAACGTATTTACCATCTACATCAGTAAAAACGATTAACGGGCGTTTATTTAGCATATCGGGGAACTCTTGTATGCTTTTAACTAACTTCTTAAATTTATCGTCTTTAATTAAGCGCGGGTTCTTCGGGTTTGGTTTAACCTCACTAATCTTGACTAGCTGCATCTTGTTCGGCTTTATAGATTGCGTAAAGTTGGTTTAATTTGTTTACTACTTCCCGTAGACAAGAACCGCACGAAGTAGGTTGCATTCTTTGTTTTAATACTCGATTGTAAATCTTTAATAGTTCCCTTTGCTCACTAGGTGCAACTGAATTTCTACCCTTCTTAAAGAATTCGTCTAGGTAGGTGTATTCGTCTTCCGTTAGGCATTCGGGTTTAGTGTATCTCCAAAGGTCGTTAAGTTTTTGTTTGCGTTCTTCGCATCCGCAGTCTTCGCCTAATACCCATTTAGCTACCTTTGCGATTCCTGTAGTTTCTAAAATGTTTTCTACCGTGTCTCCTAATCCTTCGGCTTGTTTTTTTCTTGGTCGTCCCATAGTTATTTTATTTAATTAATTCGTAATCCTCGTTTTTGTAATCCTCGTAGTCTTCCTTAAATTTCGTTCTTACTTTGCTTTTGCAGTTCTTTAACGTGTTGAAAATTGAACTAGAACTTATTGTAGTTTCTTTTGCTATATCCCTTATTGATAAATCCGTGTCTTTGTAGATTGTAAATAGTTGTTTATCGTACCAATGCCAAGAATCAACTTCTTCGTGTATCTTACTGAGTAATCGCGTATAGGCTTCTTCTTTAGTTAGGTTGGTTGGTTCGTCTTTTAATACGGCCAACTCGTTTAGGCTTACCATTGCGTTCTTCTTTTCGCTTTTAATATGTAATAAGTAAAGATTGCGTAAAACAAAATACATAAAACCTTTATTAATTTGCCCATCCTGTATAATGTTTTCGGGTTTACAATACTTGTGTAATCTAAGGTAAGATTCCTGTACAATGTCTTCCGCGAAGAAATCCTCGCCAAAACTTTGAACGAGTTTAACCCATTCTTTGTGGTCTTTTGCAACTATTTTAAGCCATTCCATTTGCTTAGTTTGTCGTCAAATATAATAATTAAATTCTAAACATAACAATCCATAAAAAACCCCACTTTTTACGGCGGGGTATTTCTTTACTTAAAACCTTTTTGATTTCGGTAAACGTATTCGTCTAAGGTTCTTAACGTTTTAATGCTTACCAATGCGCCACTTAAAAAACGGTCTATTGTATATTGGTGCATCTTTAACCCTTTAGACTTTATTTCCTTTACAACTTGGTTTCGTGTTTTCGTAAGAAGAATTTCTTTTAACTCCTTCCGTAAACTATTATCGTCTATAAACATAATTAAAAGGGTAAATCGTCTTCTTCTATTACTTGCGTGTGGACTTGTTTCGGGGTTTCGTTCACATAAGGCTCACTAAATGAACACGAAAAATACTTCGTGCCTTTACTAGATTCCTTAAACCATAACGCTATTTCCATTTCTTTTCCGTTTACGTTTACTTTACCTCGGTAGTCGGGTTGCGTTTCCTTCGTCTTTTTGTCGTTCTTAAAAATCGCTCCTGTGTTTGTTTTTGTTTCCATATTACTTAATTAAATTTATTACTATTATTACTCCCGTTACATATCCAAAGGCTAACGAGAAAGCCATTTTAATTCGTTCATTCCAATTTTCCGAGTCAACCATATACCCTGCAAAAGGTAAACCTAGAAACGGACTTATAAAAGCGAAGAATAACATTCCTAACGTGTTGGCTTCCGAAACGTATCTAATGTAAAAGGTTGAACATATTTCGATAATTAGCGCACTTAAAAAGATTATTCCGTATTTCATTTGTTTAGGTTTATTTCGTGGTCATTTAAGCTATCGTTTAGAAAATCACGCATTCGTTCAACTATTAACATTTCGTCTTTGTTTAGTTCTTCGTACTTGTATAACTTACGTAGTTCCTGTTGAAGTT